CTTTTATATAATTTTGATAACCACCTAAATTAACTTTACCTTTCACTATTCCCGTATTAACCCAATTCATGCTTGCAATAGATAACATTCTATCCCACGGGTTTCTAACAAAACTAAATTTAAAATAATCATTCCAATAATCTTTATATATTTCTTTAGCTGTTTTGGCTAAAATATGTTTAGTTTGTAAAAATTTTACAGCTTGATCTTGACCAGAAATAGCTCTTTCTATACTTGTCCCTCCAGTTCTTTGAATATGTATAAAAATACACTTATATTCGTGAGAAATCATAATAATTATTTATCTCTAACCCAAGAAGTTAAATACTAATATGATTAAAAATACGCGCGATTATTATTTAGGTAACCCAAATTTACCTACTAATAATGCCCAGTTCGAATGGACTCCTAAAATGATTAAAGATCTAAAGAAGGCGAGTCAAAACCTTCTTTACTTTGCAGAAAATTTCTTTTTTATTGTTAACCTAGATCGTGGTCGGGAAAAAATTGGACTTCATTCTTGTCAAAAAAGAGCATTAAGAGGTATGAGAGACAATCGTTTTTTTATACTACTTGCCTCTAGACAGATTGGTAAAACAACTATGATGACAATTTATACGTTATGGCATGCTTGTTTTAATAATGATCAACGTATTCTTATCGTTGCTAACAAAGAAGGTACTGCAAAAGAAATATTTTCGCGTATTAGAATGGCATATGAAGAGTTACCTAACTGGTTAAAGCCCGGTGTAACTGAATATGGTAAAGAATCAATGAAGTTAACTAATGGTACATCTATAGGTATTAGTACCACAACAGGAACAGCTGCTCGTGGTCAATCTATTAACGTGCTAGTATTGGACGAGTTAGCTTTTATTGAACCTCACTTGGTGGATCAGTTTTGGAAATCTGTTTTTCCTGTAATTTCATCATCTAAAAAGTCCAAAATCTTTATCGCATCTACTGCAAACGGTACAGATAACTTATTTTACAAGATATGGAATGGCGCAATAGAACAAAATAACGGTTGGGGTTATGATAAAATTTTATGGCACGAAGTACCTGGTAGAGATGAACAATGGAAATTTGAAACCATGCGTACTATTGGTAGTGAAGAGGCATTTAATCAAGAATTTAATTGTGAATTTATTTCAGACGGCGAATTAGCTATAAACGAAGAATTATTTGAAAAATTAAAAGTTAATTGTAGTAAACCTTCCATTGTAATGGATGAAAATAATTATAAAATATGGAGAGAACCAGATGATAATGGAATTTATGTTGCAGGGGTAGATATTGCCGAAGGTTTACATCAAAATGCCAGTTGTGTACAAATTTTAGATTTAAAAGATTTATCAAACATTGAGCAAGTAGCAAGTTATTGGAGTAATACTATAAATCCTTTCAATTTCACATCAAAATTACACGAAATTTTAACACATTGGGGCTCCCCACCAGCTTTGATAGAAAGAAATAGTTGTGGCGCTCAAGTTGTTGACCATCTATATAAAAGTTTAAGGTACGGCAATGTTATTAGTTATGAAACAGGGCAAGGGAAAGTAAAAAATAATAGATTAGGGGTAATTTCCCACACTAATACAAAATATAGATGTGTTACTAACATGAGATATTATGTTAATGAACTAAGAAGTGTTAATATTAGGGATATTGAAACGCTAACAGAAATAAAAAACTTTATAAAATACCCTAATGGCAGGTGGGCAGCAAAACCTGGGGTTAATATGTTAGATGACAGAGTTATGTCGTTAGGTTGGGCTTTATTAATACTTGATAACGATTTAGTAAAGCGATATTATGAGGTTTTAAGATATGACACTAACGGTAGACCTGCGGAAATAAGAAAGTTTGATTACGATTACGGCACAAAAGTATCTAAAAATCTTTTTAGTTGGGGAGAAGAAGTCGATGAAGAATTAGATACCATTGTTTTTAACGAAAAAATGGAAGTCGATGATAATGCAGAATTAAATTATATGAAACAAACAGGTTGGACACATATTGGTGATTTTCAAACACAAAGATCATTTGTTCCTGCTTCTCAATCTTGGTTGGGTAATTTATAATAAATAATTTTATGGCTACAAATTACAGTCAAAGCCCTTTTAATAAGGAAAGAAAGGATAAATTTGTGTTGGTAATACCAACACCTAAAGTTTTAAGTAGTGATGTATCAAAAACAATAAGAAAAAATGATTTTGTAAATCCTGACGCAGTACAATTTTCAATATATGGTAGTGTTATACCTGAAGTGTCGATACCAAATGTAGAAATGAGATATTCTGGTCAAAATTTAAACGTTACCAGTCATAACCGACCTACTTATCAACCAATTACAGTGAATTTTACTATCGATAATAGATTTAACAATTATTGGTTCATTTATAAGTGGCTTGACAAATTGCAAGATGATAAACGCGGTTATTTTGATACTTCTCAAAATTATGATAATGGTTCGGTTGTAGAAGACGATTATATGGCTAATTTTACCATATACGGGTTAGATGAATACAATAAAAAAATAGTTCAATTTGATTTTACTAAAGGGTTTCCTATACAATTAGGAGGTATAAATTATTCATACAGAGACGCAACAGAAATTGAATCTACATTTAGTTTAGCTTATAGTCAATTCTTAGTAACGTTACTAGACCCGTAATATTTATAGTTTAATATGTATTTTGGAATTTCTTTTATGAAAATCAATAAATACATATATGGCACAACGAACTATACAAAGTCCAGGGGTAGAAATAAATGAAGTAGATTTATCTTTACGCCCCGCTGATAAGATAGGGACTAATATATTTATTACCGGTTTTTCTCCTATAGGTCCAAATGATGAAATAGTACAAGTTAGTAGTATATCTGAGTTTACTCAAATTTACGGTCAACCAACCAACCCTGCTGAAAGGTATTTCTATCATACAGTGGCTCAATCGTTTAATAGTAGGGCAAATATTTTAGTAAATAGGTTACCATATGGTGATGGTCAAGGAACCGGGTTTTCAAACACATATTTTGCTACTGTGTACCCAGTAGTACCTGTTAATCTAACTGCATACCATAATTTATCAAGCACTACTAGTAATTATTTGTCAGCAAATATAGATACCGTTAACGGTGGTACGTCAACTCAATTTACCCCAGCTAGTGCTGGTGACAATATAATGTACTGTTTAGGTAAGCCTGCATTTGTGCCGCTTACCCAACAACAATATGTTGCAATATTAGATGATACAGGTATAGATTGGAAAAATACTAACCAAGGTGATAGTGATTTTGCTGATTCTGACAATTTTAACATTAATAACGGTTGTAATACAATACAACAACAATTATCATCATTAGGTAATGCTGGTATTATTTTATTAAACACGGCAAAAACTACCATTAATCAAAAAATGGAAGGTTATTATGCTTCTTTAGTTGATAATACTAATCTTTACGCCTCTACAGACTATGATGATATTTGCGAATTTAAAATGTCAAAAGTTGAATCATTTAATAGTACTACTGGAATAGATTCAATTACATATAATTCTTTAGTAACAATACCTTCTTCAAGGCTTAATTTTACATTATCGGCTAATTATAATTCAGAAGCTGTGCCAAACAATATTTCTGAAACACAAGAAAGTATTGTTAATTTTCAAATTAATAAAAAATTATTTGATGATACAATTGTATTAGGTATATACAAACTTAGAACGTCGGTATTTTCGCCTCAAGTTACAAAATTAGATTATGTTCTAGAAGAAGGTCATTTTGGAAGTATTGATTACTATAGACAAATTAACAGTCAAAACGGTGGAGCTCCTCAGAGTTTTTATTTACCACAAATAACCACTAATAGAAGTGTTAATGCAGCAATAAAAATTAACCCTAATATTTCTGGGCGTTTTGAAGGTAATTCATTAAATGATGACGGTACACCTAAACGCAAAATAAGAATTATTAACGATCAACTTATTGCTAATAATTTTGGTGGACCGGATGTTGAAAGTCAATATCAAACAACAGTTGGTTTATTATCTTCAACTGTTAGTGATATTAACGACGGTAACGCGATTAAAAACGTTTACTCTGAAACCTACAATTTAAATGGTCAGAAGTTTGGTTTTGGTAATGCACCAGCTTTACCTTTTGCTAAATATAGTACAACAAAACAGGATAACAATAAGATAGGCGATATACCCTCAAAGTTAGATAGGGTTTTTGATAGAATTGCTAATGTAGACTTATTTGATATTGATATTATACCTGACGGTGGTTTAAGTACAATTTGGACTACAGTAAACCACACATCTAATTCAACAAACAAAACTAATAACTATTTTGATGATAGAGATGGTATTACTGGGTTAAATCAGTTGTCGTCAACAGGTATCGAATTAGGACAATTAGGTTCTAATATCAGAAGTACGTGGGCAACTATACAAAATAAGTTTATAAATTTTGCTGAAAATGTTAGAAAAGATTTTATCTTTATTTCCGACCCAATCAGACAAATTTTTATTACAGGCGATAATCAGAAAGGTATTAATATACCCGGTAATACATACCCTATTAATATCTTAACGCCGTTAAAACAAATTTATAGTATTATTGATACTAATTATGCAGCAGCTTATGCAACATATGCACAAGTTTATGATAGTAACTACGGTGGTCAAATTTGGTTACCTTTCTCGGGTGTAGCAGCTGCAACTTATGCAAGAACAGATGCAAATTTTGCACCGTGGTATGCCCCAGCCGGATTTACAAGAGGTGATGTTAACGTTAATGATATTGCTTTATACCCTAATCAAAAGCAAAGAGATTCATTGTATGAACAAGTTAATATTAACCCAGTTGCGTTCTTCCCTAGTGAAGGATTTGTAATTTTTGGTCAGAAAACGTTACAAAACCAACCTAGTGCGTTTGATAGAGTAAATGTACGACGTCTATTCCTTTACCTTGAAAAACGAACTAGAGAAACGGTTAAGTATTTTGTTTTTGAGCCAAATACGTTGTTTACAAGAACAAATGTTGTCAACATACTTACCCCAATCTTTGACGATGCTAAAAATAATGAGGGATTGTATGATTATCTCATTGTTTGTGATGAGCGTAATAATACACCAGAAGTTATCGATGCAAATGAATTGGTAG